GCCAATACTGCAACGGCTTCGCCTCATTCAACTTATTGGATAAATGCGAATACTGACTAATCGAAACCCGCGTCAGCACTTGATCAAACTGTTTGCTGCTATCGCCTGAATCGGTACGAATATAGGCTTCGATAATATCGACGATATCGCTGGATAGTGCATAACGGGCTGTACCTGCGGTGATTGACGTCGTGCCTTCCTGTATGGTCCACAGATTCAAGCCACGGTTCTGCCATTCCAGCATCAATAAATCGATACTTCTTCTGGCGGTACGAAAATCATAACCAGTGCGTAATTCCAGTCCCGCCCGCTCGAATGACTCTTCAATCATATCTGCCAGATCGAGAGTAAAAGCGTAAGTGCCGCTGGTTGCCATTAACGCTTCCTAGATGGTTTTTTCTTAGCTTTAGCTTTTTTAGCTGCCTTTTTAACAGCCGGTTTTTTCTTCACTGCTGCCTTGACTTCTGGCTTAGCTGCTGCCTTGACTGCTGGCTTTGCTTTAGGAGCTTTTGGCTGCATTTCAGCCAATCGCGCCTGGGCTTCCTTCTTGCTCATCCCATCGAATACAACGATATCGTATTCACCATCTGCGTTCTTTTTGCCTATCTGATAAACAGGCTCTCCTATCCTATCAGGATGAAGAGATGTCCCATTCTGAAAAATCTCAAGACTACTCATTATTGCCTCCTAAGAATAATGCTTCACCATTTTCAAAACAACGGTATAAGCATCTCCTGAACTATGTCCAACTGTCGTGAGCATGATATCGCCCGTTACACCCGTGCCAGCGTTGTTGTTTAAACCACTAAATTCACTCATGTCCAACGTGTCCGCATAATCTGCCGGTAAATGCAGTGCCAACACATCAGCATCAGCATCCCAAAGCAGTTTTACACTCATGCCCAAGGTCGAAAACCATACCGACTGAATAGCCACGGTGCTACAAGCACTACCCGTAACAGGGTCAGAACCCAGCGCCGAGACATCCACTTTTTTGACCGCAGATTCTCCGGTGCCATCACTGACATTGGTAAAACTCATCACCACATGACGGGCACCATCTTGAATTGTTTGGCTTGTTACAGCATCAGCCATTTCATTTCTCCTGTATGAATAATTGGGTGAGGCCGAAGCCCCACCCAAAATCAATCAACTATTAGCTATCAACAAATGGTGTGGCTAATGTTCCATCACCCATCAGGAATGCCTCAACCCACCAAGTGGTAGTGTTAACGCCAGTAAGTAATATCCATCCACCTGTTAACCAGCCTTGCTCCACCTCACCTAGATCAATAATGTCGTTAGAGGATGCCGGATGAAAATTATCTGTTTCGCCAATCTCGCCTGTATCAAACAGGAACGCCGTACCTAGAAACCCATCGGTTCCATCAGTCGTCGCTGTTTTGATCTGTCCCGCCCCAGTAAAGGTTGTTTCAACGAGAAATTTGTAAACGATTCCCGCTGCCGGAGTAGGCAACGTAACCACGATACCACCCGCTCTGTTAAAACCAAAAACGGTTCCAGTATCGGCTGATGTCAGAGTTTTTGTTGCTGCTGTGATTGACTCATAGTCAGAGAGGATGTTCGCCGCTCCGGTTAGCTTCAACGTACCCGAACCAGATACATTTCCGCTTGAGTCGATGTCGAAATTGTTTGTGACCGTGCCGGTTCCAGCAGCTTTACTGATTTGCTCAAAGCCGCCTTCAGACCTAACTGGGCCGTTAAAAGTTGTGTTAGCCATGTCTTTCTCCTGTCTTGGCTAGTGTCTGCCGCATTATTGCGACAGTCAGGAAAAAGAGAGCGATAACTTACAAGTTATATCATATCAAGCAAGTACCGCTCCCCATATTCCGAGCTAATTACGCACCCGGCGATCCGTACATTCCCAATGGATCACTCACCCCGAATGAGTACCTTTCTCTGGCTTTGTATCTCACATTGCCAGTATCGAAGTCACCGTCCATTGAAGTTTCCAACGCGGTACGCTCGAAGTGGCGCATACCATTTGGTACATCAGTAACGATGAACCAGGCATCCGAATCAGTCAGGTAATGATTGACCGAATAACCTTCAGGTACTGCTCCAAGACTACGCACAGCATTGATGTCATTATCAGCCGTAGCAACTCTTTGATCTGACTCAAGCAGTCGCGTAGCTGTAAACATCAAGGCCGGTGGCACCAACAACCGTTTCGGACGAGCCGCGATCAGAAGTCCACGCTCATCGGTCACGGCAGCGATTGTTACGATTGCTGCCTCCAATGAGGTTTCGTTGAGATCTGCCGCCGTTGACGGACGGTTATCGTTCGTGCCTCCGCTGACGAGCGGATGCCCGCCACCGCCGGTTACACCGTCACCGGACGCAGTGAAGAAATTAACTCCATCACCTGTCTGATAACTATTAGTGAAACCGTTGTTAAGCGGATTGACAGCCTTAACCTGCTTCGTGTACGACATTGCACGAGCGAGTGCCTTGGTATAGCGAGCAGATAGCGAGTCATAAAGATTATCTTCCATCGCCTCCTCTGTAATCGCGAATCCCATTGCAATCGTTTCGTGGTTGTATCGTGCCGTAAAGGCTTCCTGCGCTGAATCATATGAGATACCAGCACCTTCATCCTTCACCGGAGCAGCGTCAAACCCACTCAACTTCACTTCTTCTTCAAAAGAACGCTCAGATGAGTCCGTGTCATAAATGACAGTGTGCTCATCAGAGTACTTCTCATACTCCAGGCCAAAAAGGGCGTTAAGCCCCGGCAGGAGTTCTTTGAGCATCTGTGCTCTTGAAATAGCCATGCTAAGTTCTCCTTATATGCCTGTAGTATTGGTTAACTGATGCCCCGCATTAAAGCGGAAAATGCCATCAGTGTAGGTGTCACCAACCGTACTTTTCGGGCCGTCAACAAAATCGACGAGCCGAATCGGGAAGGTGTTGGTGGTTGCAACTGTCGAAGCATCACAAGCGTTCTTGCTCCTGCCAATGGTCGTTGATCCCGCCGTCTGAATGACGGAGAAATTAGCGCCCAAGCCAGTCTGAGCAATAGTAGCATCGCCCTGCATTTTGAACAGGACATCCGGGTCAATCAGCACATAACCTGCTGCGTCTGAAGCTGCCATTGAGGCAGGCCAAGTCTGATTAAACGTCAGTTGAGATGTACTCGAATCAGTATATTTACAACCTAGAAATATTCCTATAGAAGTTAGTGCAGAGGTTCCGGTATCCAATTCAATCGTACCGGCTGTAACCAGCTTCACAAAATCTCCATAGAAAATAGCGGTGCCATACGCACTGGCAATCTTGATATGAACAACTTTTCCTGTAAAGGAGCCGCTGCTTGAACAAGTACCAACAGGTTCCGCACCATTTGGTGTCGCACTTGTAGCCATTTTGATTTCTCCTAATTGCTACTGTTAATATTAAAAGGCGTTAGCCTTTCCCAAAGGTGGTGCGCGTACTTTTCTCCGGTCTCAACAAAGGCATACGCGGGTCGTTCTCTCTCATGTAGTTACTGTCCACAGATTCCATTTGTCTTCGTGCCACCTCATTAAAATGTTTTGTGCGTGCCTTCATTTTCTCTTCGGGCGCTTTGCACAAAAGTAACCCGCCCTGCTCAATATTCCCTTCAAACTGGGAATTGATATCAGAGGTAATTTTCAGTTCCGGATGATCATCCCTTTTTACGGGGACCCATCCTTCCCTGAATTTCCTAGATACGTTGGTATCATCAGTTTGGCCCAGCGTACTGGTTCTAATCCATCTGAATCTCCAACCATTCTGCGGATCTGGAGTCGGTAACACAGAAGATGGAATCCAAGAGTCATCCTCTCGGACAAAATCTTCACGAGTATCGTGAGACCTATCGGTGCGCTCATCCATTTGCCATCTCCTTTGCAAGTTGTTTGGCATACTGATTATTCGTTAACCCCAGTCTCTTAGCGAGGGAGACTTGAGTGGACGTCAACCGCACTTTGCGTGGCCTTGCACCGTTATTCCTTGCGGACGGTGCAACAACCGACGTTGCCGAAGCTCTCCTGGTCGTCGCGGTCGCGGATTGTCCAGTTCCACCTTGATCCGACCAAGAGTAATTGGGAAATTGTTTCCGCATTCCCGTGTTAATGTAATCATAATACTCATCCGATTTCAGATCCATATGAAGGTCGCCCTTTGCCGTTTCATGTAAGGCATAAGCAACCGCACTCATCAACTTTTCTTTAGGATCACCAAACCATTTATTTTCCTCAGCCCACACTTTTTGCTTCTCATCAAGCTGCGGAGGCTTCTGGGCAGCAGCCTGCTGCTGAAGCTGTTGCTGATATGCAGCTTGTTGCTGTTGCTGATATGCAATTTGTTGCTGTTGCTGATAAGCCGCCTGCTGTTGCGCAAGCTGATTAGGGTCAGGTAAATTTCTTTCGTATTGCTCGGCTTCATTAAGCTCCGACTGCGCTCTGATCATATTCTCCTGCGCATCAACCACGTTATCAGTGTTGCCTTCTTCATAAGCCTTTCGATAACTTGATTTAGCTTTATCAACTGCCAGTTTAGCCCGTTCTTTTACTTGCGTAATTAACGCACCTTCACCGCGCTGAATAAGAGCTTCCATCTCCTGATTTCTGCCAACCTGCTGTTGAGCGAAATTAACCGCTTCATCACGCAACCGTTGAGCTTCTTCCTTCTGACGACGCTCCTCATGCTGTGCAAAGCGCAGCTTATCAATACGCTTTTGAACTTTCTTGCTGTAACCATCCAGTTCCTTATCATCAGTATCCCCATAATCATCGCTATCAACAGACTTACTAGTCCTGGGGAAAGGACGATCTTCAAGAGGACGATCATCCACAATCTCAATATCAAACTCGGACTTATTTTCGGTTTGATCTTCAGACCGCTTACCTATCTTCGTACGCACCCCAAAGAATTTTTCTTCTGCTGAATGCGTACCTTGTGCGCCGCTCTCAACGACATTTTCTGATTCGCTCATACCTTTACGATACCTCGCGGGTCTTCAACTACAGCTTCCACACTGTCATCATTAATCAACCGAAATTCCTTGCCATGAACCATAAACCGCGTACCTGAATACGCACGCATCACGATCCAATCGCCCTTTTCACAAAACGGACCTGACGGGAAACGCTCGGCGTTTTTATAAGCATCCGGCCCCATAGCAATAACAAAGCCCACAATAGATCCCACCTCTTCGGTATGAATCGTTTGTTTCGCTTTAATAATACCGCCATCGGTTTTCTCATCTGGTTCGGGTAAGGCAATCAGTATCTTGTAACCTTTCGGCTTCGGCATCTGACTGGCTTTACGAGCACTTGCTTCATCAATATCTATCGGCTCGGTTTTTACTGTTGCTAATGAACTAGCCATTAATAAAAAGACCTTGCACTGGAAAACGGCGTCCAGAGTCGCCTGCACCGCTTATGCGGAGAATCATGTCCGCTCCAACCTTTCTTCGAGGTCAAGCAATTCCCGTTCCGCGAGGGCCAGTCCTTCAACCACTCCGCAACAACGGGCATATTCACTGTAATCCTTGCAAGCACCTGTACTCAGATGATCGCTACTTTCATTCATCATGCGCCGTAATTGCATCCGTAAATAGGCCAGCGTGTTATCCGGCGCTGGATCAAGACGTTTAACAGCAGCATCATTCATTCATTAAGTCCTTGGCAATATTCACGCCTACTTTCGCGCCCTCAATTTCCGACTTGGCAGCAATCTTTCTACTTTCCAGTTCTTCCTTGGAATTCTCTGCCGCAATCTTCACACCCAGTTTTGCACGATCGGTACGTTCCTGTAAATCCAGTCTGGCACGTTCCAACTCATCCTTACTTGCCGCTTTTTGGATATCAAGGTTAATTTTTGCCATTTCAGCTTGCGCCTTAGCCTGCGCTTCTTGTTGTTTAATTTCAAGTTCTTGGCGTTGCATTTGTAAAATCGGATCTTCCGCTTGTTCTTGCTGTTTTTGCATTTCAGCTTCTTTTTGGTCCTTACCAAGCAGTTGCTCAGCCGCTGGAGCCACTAATTGCGACAACCGGTACTCAATATCATCAGGCAATGGTTCTTCTGGTGATGGTAATGGCACACCGAGTTCTTTTTCAATCTCACGGCGGTACTGGAAGGCCACATGCTCGGAAATATGCGCTGACATCGCCGCCTCAGTCGCTTGAGCAGTCGGACTTTGACCGATCAACTCCAAAATCTTGGGATCTTGCACCAAAGAGATGTGCGCCTGGATATGAGCTTCATGATCTTGATAAATAAAGGCTTTTACCGGCTCACCATTGATAATATGCATGTTTTCGGTGATAGGATCACTCGGATTAATGACATCTTCATCAGGAATGATGTCTTCGGTGTCCCGAATACCCAAAACTTCCAGCATTTGCCGGTGTAACAGCGGTAAATCGTACATTTGCGGTGCCTGAGCAGCCAATTGTAACGCCGCCTGATATTGCATAATGCGTTGCGCCAGTGTTCCGGCGTTCGGATCGCTCACCGGAATGATATCAACGCGATCATCGAAGTCTTCGGTGGTCAATTCATCACCGATCAACTCATACGGGTACTCGGTGGGACCAAAATCACGAACAATGCCCGATAAAATGCGCAATTCCTTACGCATTGAGGCGTGTAAGCGGGCCTGCACCGCGCTCATCACCTTCATCGAGCGTTCTAAAATGGCTAATGTGGTGCCAACGGGTGCTTCGGCGTTCATATCCGCGACTTTTACGTCCGCTGCGGAAGCAAACCGGCGTCCTTCCTCTACAATATCGCCCATCAACTGATATAAAACAGCAGATGGCTCTTTATAGGGCAGAAAACTGATGTTGTCGCGAATTACACCGCCCGGTACGTCCACATCACGGAACTCTCCGGGCATGATCGGGGTGTCATCACCCTTGATTCGCAGTCCACGCGCCTTCAAACCGCCCGGCAAGTTGGATAAGGTGCCCGCATCGACCAGTTGTCGCAATAATGAGGTAGCGGATTTCGCCAAGCCACCGATCATGTGAATTAAACCGAAACCATAAAATCCCAGTCCGGGCATATACTGGTAATGCACGAAATGCTCACGCTTCATTTTCAGTTCATCGTCTTCATACCAGTTACGGCGAATCGCTAAAATGGTGCGTGAGGACTTATCGATGCTAACAACATAGGGCAAGCCAATCTCAGTCGGCTCACCATCCTGAGTATCTTCAAATCCCGGCAGATCCAGATCAGCCTGAATCTCTAAAATGGTATGACGCGAATCCATGTCATAGTTAGCCGAATCACCGGTTAACTGATTATATTTGCGTTCTATCTCGCCGGTATCGGGGCTGGGTGCGGGTAAATCCACGTCCAGATAAAATCCGGACACCTGTAATTTACGCACCTCGTTCTTGGTACGCTTCATCATATGGGTGGCACGTTCACAGGTAGTCAGATCAGCAGCACCATAGCTG